TCCGTAGTTTTAGCAGCGGTGGGCTTATCTTCAACTGTAGGCGCGTGAACGCTAAGGCTCGCAACATACTGCCAGCGGCGATCAAAGTTCGGTAGCTTAGCCTCGTTCCACGCGTCCCGGTATTCGATGCGAGTATCGCGTACCCGTTTGAATTTCGCCGCGCTCATGCCGCACTTCGCGGCACTTGAGTTGCCTTTAAACAATGCCCACGGAAAAGGAAATTGCGCGTCAAATGCACCGGATACTTCAGTTGCGCTTTTGTTCGCGTCTAGATTTGCAGCGATGTCAGTAGCAATCGCCGCGCTTAAGGGGGAAATAGTAGCGGGCGTTGTAATAGTCTTTTTAGTCATGATCTTGCTCTCTCTGTTAAACCTACAATATGTAGGTTGGGTTGTGTCGAACGCTGAATTGCGGCGACAGGGATATAATAACAAACTGTGATACAGTCAAATGGGGCAGATCGGGCAGCGGCGACCCCCACCCGTACCCCACCCCCCCTTTTCTCGCGCGAGGTACCATAGCTTATATATACATAATAGTTTGCACATCAGAGTAGCAACTTTGAAAGTTTCTTTGCGACGTGGCAACCCTGACAACCTTATAAATCAATGACTTACAGCAACATTATTCTGAGTCTGCCAGGTATCAAAAAGTTTTGTAAAACACCCTCAAAGTCTGCAAGTTTGCAGCTCTAATAAAATCAACGACTTACCCCTAGTTGCAACTACAAAGGCGTGTTGCTAGCAGCGCGCCACCCCACCCCCCTATTTTCTACCGTGCGGCTACTTCGCACCCCACCCCCCTCTCACACAGAAACACCCCCCGTCAAGGGGCCCAAACCTACTATTTAAATACCCTATTTCAATCCTTTTACTCCCCTAGGAAAGTCGCCCTTATTCCTCTAACCTGATGGCCATAAAAACCTACGCGCTGCTGAATGAAAGTGAAACACACGTGTAATTATTTTACTTTATATTCTAAAAGTGAAATTAAAAAGCTACTATTTCATTTTTCCTTTTATGCGCCACTAGTGTTGCTTTTTCCTTTTATGCGCCTGTTAGTGTTGCTTCTCATGTTCATTTTTCCCCCCCTTTTCGTCTTGTGCGCCTGTTAGTGTTCATTTTCTCCCTTTTTATGCGCATATTAGTGTTGCTATACACCGTCCGGCCCGCACCCATTTTGCTTGCACTAGGTATAACAATGGCTTACACTGCCCCCATTCGGTATTCTTACCTGCGAAAATATATGCCTACTGTACAAGTGGAGCCATCTAAGGACCACAAGGTCCCCTACGACTTGTCTGATGAGAAGCCAAAGACTCTCTTAGATGAGATGGCTGTTGCCGGAAATACGGCAGAGTTACAAGAAGCTTTGGGCGCGCCCCTCGATATGACGGAGGGAGACGTAGAGCGGGAGAAAGAACTCCTGCGGGCAGTGGCGGAAGCCAAGAAGCCCTCCAACCTATCTAACCATCCGACAGCTTTTGCTGCGGCTACCTTTTTGCGCACTTACGGACAGCAACTTGCTATGGATGCTGCGCAGGCGCGCGCTGCTATTACAAACAAACTTATGGAGATTGCCGACTGCGGCGACCCAAGGTACGAGCTAAAAGCACTTGAGCTACTAGGCAAACATAGTGATATTGGTATTTTCACGGAGCGTAGTGAGGTAACGATAAACTACAAGAACGCTGAAGACCTAGAAAAAGCAATCAAAGACAGGGTTAAAAACCTGCTTAACGCTACCGTAGTAGAAACAGTATCCCTAGACGACCAACTTGGCGTGTTAGAAGATGACACCCAAACAAGGTTGGATGCAGCTCTGGGAGTACTCAGCGAGGATATTGAAGAGGCAGACGTGGAGGAAGAAGATGAAGACATCAACGACCCCATTTGACGGCTTAGCTCTCAAAGACCTCCCTCAAGTCTTACCCCTACTCTCGCAGCCAGAGCAAGAAAAGCTGCTCGCTGAACTAGAGCACTTAGCGAAGCTTAAAAAGAAAGAAAAAGCGCGAACTAAGTTTATAGATTTTACAAACCAAGTGTGGCCCACCTTCATATCGGGAAGACACCATGGGATTATGGCTGAAGCATTTGAGCGTGTTGCTAGTGGTGAGTGTAAGCGCCTTATTATTAACATGCCTCCTCGTCACACTAAGTCTGAGTTTGCTAGTTACCTACTCCCTGCGTGGTTTTTGGGAAAGTATCCGGGCAAAAAGATTATTCAAACGTCCCACACCGCTGAATTAGCGGTAGGTTTCGGGCGTAAAGTACGTAACTTGGTCGACCAAGACCTGTACCGCGACATATTTCCTGAGTTGCACCTGTCAGCAGACAGTAAAGCAGCCGGAAGATGGAACACTAGCAAGGGCGGAGACTACTTCGCGATTGGTGTAGGCGGTGCGGTTACTGGTAAAGGTGCGGATTTGCTCATTATTGATGACCCGCACTCCGAGCAAGAGGCAGCGCTAGCTGAAATAAACCCGGATATTTACGACAAGACCTACGAGTGGTACACATCAGGCCCTCGTCAGCGTCTACAACCGGGTGGGGCTATAGTCGTGGTCATGACACGGTGGTCATTACGGGATTTGACGGCAAAGGTACTTAAATCATCTGCACAACGCGGCGGGGATGAGTGGGAAGTCATTGAGTTCCCTGCTCTTATGCCCAGCGGGAACCCATTATGGCCCGAGTTCTGGGGTAAAAAAGAGCTAAGCGCGCTAAAAGAGGAACTGCCCAACGGTAAATGGATGGCGCAGTACCAGCAGCAGCCGACATCAGAGTCATCAGCCATAATTAAGCGTGAATGGTGGCAGACGTGGGAGGAAGAAGAACCCCCAACCGTAGATTTTGTATTGCAGTCTTGGGATACAGCGTTTGAGAAGACAAACAGAGCAGACTACTCGGCTTGTACGACGTGGGGGGTGTTTTATGCCCCAGATGACGCGGGTGTACAGCAAACAAACATAATATTGCTCAACGCCTATCGGGAACGGATGGAGTTTCCGACGCTGAAGAAGACGGCTGTAGAGCAGTACGAGGGATGGGAGCCAGATGCGCTCATTGTGGAGAAAAAAGCGTCAGGATCGCCTCTGATCTACGAGCTTAGGGCTATGGGTATACCTGTACAGGAGTATACTCCGACGCGAGGTAACGATAAAATCAGCCGGCTTAACGCTGTATCGGATTTGTTTGCCTCGGGTATGGTCTGGGCACCTAACACACACTGGGCGGAGGAAGTAATCGACGAGGTTGCTAGCTTTCCAGCGGGTGAGCACGATGACTACGTGGACTCCGTGTCCCTAGCGATGATGCGGTTCCGCAAAGGCGGGTTTATACGGTTGCCGTCCGACGAACAGGACGAAGACCCGATGTTTAGAAGGCATAAAGGGGCGTTTTACTAATGGATATTAAGCTAACTGAGCGACAAGAAGTAGTGGCGAAACGTGGGGCTATATGCGCCGAGTGCCCAGATATGATAAAAAAGATACAGATATGCAAGCAATGCGGCTGCTTTATGCCCGCTAAAGTTTGGCTAATGGATGCGTGGTGCCCCCTGAAGAAGTGGGACAAAGAGGAATTATAAGATGGCTATCGAGAAAGGTTTGTACGGCATGCCCGAGGGCATCGAAGAGATGGGTGAAGCCGAAGCTGTAATAGCTATAGATACTATGTCTGACGAGGGTGTCGAGGTAGTGCTAGAAGACGGCAGCGTAGAAATTACCTTCGGCGAAGAAATCGAGGAGCTTGACGCCGCCCCGTTTGATGCAAACCTTGCTGACTACTTAGAAGACAACCAGCTAGAAGAAATCTCTGGCGATCTGTGTGAGTCCGTAGAAGGTGACATGGCCGCCCGACGTGACTGGGCGGATAGCTACGTTGCGGGTCTTGACGTGCTGGGCATGAAATACGAAGAGCGAACCGAGCCTTGGGAAAACGCCTGTGGCGTATACAGCAACATTTTGGCGGAAGCCGCTATCCGGTTCCAAGCTGAGGCCATGAGCGAGACGTTCCCCGCTGCCGGTCCCGTTAAGACTAAGATTCTTGGTGAAGCTACTAAAGACAAAGAAGACGCTGCCTTACGTGTTAAGACAGATATGAATTACGAACTGACTGAGGTTATGGTAGAATACCGCCCCGAACATGAGCGGCTCCTGTATTCACTCGGTTTGG